ATTACCTTGGGTTTGATGCTAAACCCGATGGTGGTCATTCACCTAACGCTTATCTAAACATATCCTGTAAGACTGTTACGCCCCTACGTGCGGCTGTTGGGTATGACTGACGTTGCGCCGTGGTCTTTTAGTAAGATCAAAGCCTTTGAGCAGTGCCCAAAGCAGTTTTACCACGAGAAGATACTTAAAGAGTATCCTGTAGTTGAATCAGATGCTATGAGATATGGCACTGATTTTCACTTGGCTTGTGAAGAACATATACGCGATGATAAGGATTTACCCACGAAGTATTCATACGCGCAGGGTGCGATGGATAACCTCAACGCCAAGCAAGGGCGAAAGCTGTGCGAAGAAAAGCTAGGACTGACCGCAGACCTAGAGCCATGCGGTTTCTTTGATGATGATGTTTGGTTCCGTGGTATAGTAGACTTGGTAATACTAGACGATGATGTAGCTTGGGTTGTAGATTACAAGACAGGCAAATCCGCTAAGTACGCTGATAAAGGCCAGCTTGAGCTTATGGCCCTGACTGTGTTCGCGCACTTCCCTAACGTCCAGACCGTGAAAGCCGCACTTCTATTTGTTGTGTGTACGGCTATAGTAAAAGATACATATAGTAGGTCTGACATAAGTAGATTGTGGGCGAAGTGGTTAGGTACATATGCTAAGATGCAGAATGCCGCGGATAACGATGTATGGAACCCTAAACCTAGTGGATTATGCAGACGCCATTGCGCAGTATTAGAGTGTATACATAACGGAAGGAATTGATATGGGATATGTGAACAAGGCCCGCCCGTATAAGAAAGAATATCAGCAGCAGAAGGCGCGTGGTGAGAACCCAGCGCGTGCAGAGCGGCAGCGTGCGCGGCGCAATATGGATGCGACCAGTGTAGACGCTAACAAAAACGGTGTGGCAGACCGGAGAGAAGGTAAGGACATCTCTCACAAAAAGGCATTAAGTAAAGGCGGCAAGAATAAGGATGGAGTAACGGTCCAAAGCCGTAAGAAGAACCGAGCCGCAGGGGGTGCTATGAGTAGCCCTAAAAAAAGAAAGTCCTAGGACGCGTCCTAGTAGGAGAACAACATGCAAATACTACAGGATAAGGCTCTGGTTATACCAGCAGTCCACCCAAAACAGATCACTTCTATGATCCCTAAAAGCAAAGAACTGCAGGGGAAAGAGGTAGTGGTTCATTGGGGTATAGATGAGGTACACGCACTACGGAGCGTAGGTATAAAAGCACCCTCCCCTATAGATAGACGTTATCAGTGGACGGGGCAGTACACTCCTTTTGATCACCAAAAGCAGACTTCCTCTTTCCTGACGTTAAACAAACGTGCGTTCTGTTTCAACGAGCAAGGTACAGGCAAGACCGCTAGTGCTATCTGGGCCGCAGATTATCTTATGAAGCAGGGATTAGTTACGAGGGTGTTAGTAATATGCCCTCTATCTATTATGGATTCAGCGTGGCGAGATGACCTGTTCAGCTTTGCTATGCACCGCAGGGTAGACGTTGCTTATGGCTCAAAGAAGAAACGCGCATCCGTAATTAAAGGGGATGCTGAGTTTGTTATTATAAATTACGATGGTGTAGCACTTGTAGAGACTGAAATAGCTTTCGGAAACTTTGACCTTATAATAGTTGACGAGGCCACCCACTATAAAAACGTCCAAACTAAACGGTGGAAAACCCTTAAACGGCTACTGTCACCTAACATTTGGCTCTGGCTTATGACAGGAACACCCGCTGCACAATCCCCTATCGATGCTTTTGGTTTAGCCAAGTTAGTTAACCCTAAAGGCGTACCAGAATACTTTGGACCGTTCCGGGATATGGTTATGTATAGATCAACTATGTGGCAGTGGGATGTTAAAGACTGCGCTACTGAAATAGTATTTAATGCGTTACAACCAGCTATACGTTTCACCAAAGACGAATGTCTAGACTTGCCGGATATGGTGTATGTTAGGCGTAATGTGGAGCTAACCTCGCAGCAAGAGTTCTATTACGAAGAAGTGCGTAAGAAGATGATGACGGACGCCGCAGGTGAAGAGATCACCGCGGTGAACGCCGCTGTGCAGATGAGTAAACTACTGCAAATATCAGGTGGGGCTGTCTATACTGACGATAAAGGGGTTGTGGAGTTTGACATATCTAACAGATACAAAGTTCTACAGGAGGTAATAGCAGAGAGTAGTAAGAAGATACTGGTGTTTGTACCCTTCAAACACACAATAGACCTACTCACTGAAAAGTTACGGGCTGACAAGATATCTACTGAGGTTATACGCGGGGATGTACCTGTGCATAAGCGCACTACGATATTCCGCAAGTTTCAAACTGAACCCAACCCTAAAGTCTTAGTGATCCAACCTGCATCCGCAGCGCATGGCGTTACTCTCACCGCAGCCAATACTGTTGTATGGTGGGGTCCGACACCTTCACTTGAAACTTACGCACAGGCTAACGCTAGGGTCCACAGAGCAGGGCAAGACAACAAGTGTACTGTGGTACAACTAGCAGGCTCTTGCGTAGAAGAACGTATCTACGAATTACTAGACGGGCGTATAAACGTACATAAAAAAATTGTAGATTTATACAAAGGTTTACTTGACTAGCTATCTATTGTTAATATATACCACAGATCGGTAGTAAATAACGGAGGATGATATGTCTATTACGGTCGATAAACTGACAAAGACGTACATAAAGATACGCGAGAAGCGGTCTGAGCTGTCCACAGAATACAAGCAGCAGGATGGCGTGCTGTCGGAACAACTAGACAGGATAAAGAAAGCCCTGCTATCACACTGTAAAGAACATGCTGTAGATAGTGTTAGGACTTCTGAAGGTCTGTTCTACAGGTCGGTGAAGCAGCGTTATTGGACTAGTGATTGGGAAAGCATGAATGCTTTTATAATGGAGCATGACGTTCCGCATTTTTACGAGAAGCGGCTTAACCAAACTAGCGTTAAGCAGTTCTTAGAAGATCACCCCGACCTAGTACCTAAAGGTCTAAATGTAGATTCAGAGTATACTGTAGCTGTGAGGAAAAAATGACCCAAGATTTGAGTAAAATTGAAGATGTAGCCAAGCACTTCCAAGTGTCTGTGTCTACAGTGCGAGCGTGGCTCAGGCAGGGACGTATACCTGATAGCACGTTCATTAAGCTAAATGATACCTATAGGTTCGACATCGCGAAGCTGCAAGACGCATTGCTAGCTGAGAAGTATGATCCTGATGGGGAACAATTAGAAATGTTTAGTGCTAAAGAAATGGGTCCACAGGGGCAGACCTAGATGGCGGAAGCATTACGCCGTATAAGCACTGGGGGCGGTGTGTTTACTCTGTCTGATGGTACTTCCACGGCCTCATTGGATGCAGTTATAGTAAACGCAGCGAATATATCCCGCGCTTATTATAAAGACGAGTATGACGCTGCCAATCCTGTTGCGCCTACATGCTGGTCTGCCGATACTGACAGACCAGATAGCGAGGTTTCTACTGAGGACGTACAATCTTCTAGGTGTATGGACTGTACCCAGAACATACGTGGTTCGGGGTCTGGTATGGGTAGAGCTTGTAGGTTCTTGCAGCGGGTGGCTGTCTTGCTAGAGGATGATTTAAATACGGTCTATCAGCTACAAGTATCGGCTACGTCTATCTTCGGTAAACCACAGCGAGGATGTATGCCTCTGCAGCAGTACGCAAAGCATCTTAGTAATCACAACACACGGTTCGCCACTGTGTTAACTAATATCTATTTCGACGTAGATAGTCCTGTACCTAAACTATTCTTCAAGCCTAAACGGTCTTTGAATGTAGAGGAAGTACGAGATGTGGAGGGCATGGTATGCCATCCTGAGACCCTAGACGCAATAAATACAGCTATACTTTCAACGCGTATTGCGCCTAAATCACCGTTCTTTGACGAGAGCGATTTATAACTAACCCAAAAACAAAAACCTGTTAGGAGAACAGCATGGCTGACGCCAAAGCAACAAACCACATCCTGCGTGGTGTTACTGCACTATACCCTCGTATTAACCGTACATATAAATTTGATCCCGCTGCGGGGGAGAGGGGGAAAACTGTACCTTGTGATGCAATGGAGGAGGGTGCGAAATACGAGATAAATTTCCGTATGACTGAAGCTCAGGCCAAAGAGTTGTATGCCGCTATGGCATTGTGTTACGCGGATAAAAAGCAAGCCAAATGGCCAGCTAAGATAGGCGCGCCTGCGGAAGTGTTCAGAAAGGGTGAGGACGGTAGCTATGTAGGCAAAGCTGTACTTAAAGGTTCGTATGGTGATGAGGCTACTATGAAACCTCCGCAGTATGACGCCACGAATAAGAGGTTAGGCGATGACTTCTTATTGACCACAGGTAGCACTGTGCATCTACAGGTAACTTTCGTACCTTATAGTATGCGCGATCATGGTGTGTCGCTACGGTTACGTGCGGTGCAAGTAATTGACCTCAAGCCTATGGAAGAATACTCACCGTTTGGTGCAGAGGATGGGTTCTCTATTGATGCCGCGCCAGAAACTATCTCGGGATTTGAGATAGAAGATGCAATCCCTAACACCCGTGCAGAGGAAGCACCTGCACCCGCGCCGGTAAAAAAGGCTAGTAAGAAATCTTCACCCCCGCCGAAAGAAACGGATGATGGTTTAGCGGATATAATGGCAGATTGGAACGACTGATAACCCGCCGTGGGGTAGATACTAGGATGCGTCCTAGTTAAGCCCCACGGCAACCCGTTAGGAAAAGAGGCTATGATAACAAAAAAGTTTCTAAGCAGGGTTCTAGGGGATAACGGTAACTACTGTGTGTTTGCGGCTCGGAGCAGAGATAAACGCAGAGAACAGAATTTCTATGACACAGTAGACGAAGTAGATACTGCCGCCCAAGAATTAGATGCCGCTGGCTATGATGTGTACTTTGCACTAGCTACTTTTAAAACTACGGAGAATAGGAAAGCATACAACGCCCATCAGCTAAGATCGATATTTTTAGACTTAGACTGTGGACCTAGTAAGGAATACTCATCACAGGCTGAAGCTATAGCTGACTTACGTAAGTTTTGTAAGCGTTACAGTTTACCTAAACCCATGATGGTTAACTCAGGTCGCGGTGTTCATGTGTACTGGTTCCTAACAGAAGCGCTATCCGTAGATGATTGGCTACCTATTGCAGAGCGATTTAAGGAGATATGTTCTAGTAGTGGCCTTAAAGCTGATCCAGTAGTTACCGCAGATGCGGCTAGAGTTCTACGTGTACCAAGTACACATAACTACAAAGACACGCCTCCCTCACCCGTAGAGATGTACGGGGCAGATATACCCGAACCCGTTATCCTGTCCGAGTTCATGGCTTTGTTTGGGGAGACGGTTAAGCCAGAGCTATCTCCGCACCCCAGCAGAGAGACCGACGCTGTGCGAGAGGCAAAGGAAAGTAACAAAGAGTTTATATTTAAGGACATAATCGACAAGACGCGACAAGGACGAGGCTGCGCACAAATAATGTCTGCCCTAACTTCTAAGAATGACGTGTCCGAACCAACATGGCGTGGTGTACTCAGCGTATTACAGGCTTGTACAGATGGTAGTCGGGAGAAGGCCCACAAAATATCTAAAGGATACGAAGGATATTCTGAGGATGAGACAGACAAGAAATGGGACTACATAGAAGGCAAAGCAGTCGAGCTAGGCGTTAGAGATATATCTTACAAATGCGCTACGTTTGCAGGTATCAACAATAACCTGTGCATTGAATGCCCTAACTGGGGTAAGGTAAAAAGTCCTAAATACTTAGGGGAACGTCTCAAAGAAGCGTTAGCCGATATTGAGCCAGAAGATGATCCGTTCGTAGCAGGTAGGCCATCTAGGAATATCATCCCACCCTATCCGTTTCCATATGTTAGGGGGGCGCACGGTGGCGTCTACGTTCGTAGGAAGAACGAGGATGGGGATACTGAGGAAGCATGTATCTACCACAACGACATGTACGTTACCCGCATACTACACGACGCTTCACTTGGGGGCTACGTGGTAGTGTTCCGACTGCACTTACCGAAAGACGGGGTACGTGAGTTCACTATGCCTATGTCTTCTATATCGTCTAAAGAAGAGTTCCGCAAAGCTGTGGCTATCAATGGTGTAACATCGTGGGGCAAAAATCTGGAGGAGCTTATGGCTTATACGACAAAGTGGATAGATGAACTACAAGCCGCCGCCGCATCAGACGAGGCACACCTCCAGTTTGGGTGGACTAATAGCGAAGCCGAAGCCTTTGTGCTGGGCGATAGGTTAATCCTAGGTAATAGCATCGAATACAATCCCCCATCCAAGAAAACTGCAGGGCTTTTCTCCGCGTTTGAGCCGAAGGGTTCCGAAGCGCGACAGTTGGAGATGTTTGAGTTTTATAACCGCGACAGATTCCAGCTACATCAGTTCGTAATAGGCACGGGGTTTGGGTCTATACTAATGCCTTTTACAGGACAGAACAGTATGGGGCTGCATCTGTTTGGGGGTTCTGGTGTTGGTAAGACAACTGCTATGAGGGCCGCGCTTGGTATTTACGGTGGCCCCGAAGTGCTTATGAACCACCATTCAGATACACATAATTCTAGGATGAATAGGTGCGAACTAATGCGCAATCTACCCATGAGTTCTGACGAGATGACTAACATAACGCCTGAGTGGGCAAGTAAATATGTGTATGAGTTATCAGGGGGTATGCAGAAAAACCGTATGTCTAGTGACGGTAATACTGAACGGGATAGAGGGGAACCGTGGGAGTTGATAGGCGTTACCTCTGCAAACGTAAGCCTGTGGGAATTGTTAAACCGTAAAAAAGCTACGCCGCTAGCAGAGATGCTAAGGATGCTAGAGATAAAGGTAGATAAGTCTCTCAAAGACCCTAGCCTCAAACCCATAACAGACAAGATATTTGCAGATATTAAGTCTAATTATGGTTGGCTTGGGCCTAAGTTTATCCAGTATATTATAAACAACCGCGATGAGGTAGCCTTGATGGTTACGAAAGTGCGTGACAGGATAGATAAAGCTGCGGCGCTAGAGCCTGAACACAGGTTCTGGTCTGCGGGGTGCGCGGCTACTCTTACAGGAATTATAATCGCTAAAAAGATAGGCTTAGTGAATTGGGACATACCTGAATTATTTAAGTGGGTGATTGCTCAGGTGAGAGTTCGTAAGAACATGGTAGACGACGTAGGTTCTTCTGTGATCGAGACGCTGAACGACTATGTTTTTGCGAACAACAATAACATATTGCAAATCAGAAGCACCGCGGATTTACGTCAAGGCGTTAACGGTAATGGGTTGGACTACGCTAGCGTAGTCCCAGAAGCCACGCCCAGAAACCATTTTATAGCGCGGTACGAGATAGACACGCAGAAATTGTACCTCCTTCCTAAACCCCTGAAGCAATACTGCACGGACCATCAGCTTAGTTACGATAGTCTTGTGCAAGATATGACTACAGGTATGGGAGCTAAGAAAGTGCAGATGCGACTAGGTAAGGGTACACACCTCAACCTACCCCCATCCCGCTGTATAGTGGTAGATTATTCAGAAGGGATACCTGATGAACCGCAAAGTTCTGAAGATTGATGACCTTTCCCCCGATGACATAAAGATTGTTGTCGATTGGGAGGGTCTGCTGGTCGGTAGCTCTGCGTTTATACCTTGTATAAATACCGAAAAAGCACACCAGCAAATAAAAAACGTAGAACGGCAGAAAAATTGGACAATAAAAATGCAGGTTCGCGTAGAAAATGCTATATTAGGAGTACGCCTCTGGAGAATAACGTGATACCGTTCTGCTCGACGGCATCTTAGACTATGTTGTTCTCCTCTTCTACTTGCCTTCACGTCGCACTACTTTAACAAGCCCTCAACATCTTGCTAGTGCGACGTGAAGGCCTTTTTAGAAGAACAAAGTTGCATCATCACTAAATAGACTTGCGTGATGTAGTAAACTTTTACGTAACTTAGGGTGCAGTGATACCCCTTGAAACTTCTCGGAACTATTTTCGGAGCGGCTATTCATAGACTTCTGAATAGAATCCCCATCAATAGGCCAATCTGGATGATCGTAGTTGTACTGCGGTATCTGATCGTAGGCTAATTGCTCCGCGGCAGAATCTCCGTCTGCCCTAGCTCGGGCGATATCATCCAAGATACGTTTGCGTCGAGCCTTAGTACCTTTTTCCATGCTTTTTATTTCAGCATTGACCTCATACGCTCTAGCTAATTCCGCAGGGATAAATCCTAAGGCCTGTGTGACTGCGTGTAGCGGATGCACGGGGGAAATTAATTCTCCGGTCAAGGATTCGGCTCCCCCATCTTTATAGTAACGAACACTTTTCATCACGTTACGCATAGCTGAGGGTGCCATAGATTCAAAAGCTCGCTCAAACTCACCCCTACCAAACAAATCTGCTGCCCTGTCAAATTGCAAGGTGATACCTACGGCAGGGCCACCAAGCATTTCTATGGCGGTCCATATGGCGGGTTGGTCGCGCTCTATAAGAACATCCCGAAACAGTAAATCCGACAACTGGATACGTGTAGCTACGTTAGTACCTGTCACGTAGTTAATTAGACCAGAGTAATAACCCTCTCCTGTGATCCTACGAACTATGGACTGCGCGGATTCCTCATCGTCATCCTTGAGCATATTGAACACCATAGCCGCTGTGCCAAAGAAAGGTACACCTCGTACGCCAGACATGAGTGCCGCCGATCCATATATACCCGCTAATTGAAACCACGCCAGTTTCTTAGCTTGAGCAGATTGTCCAACCATACCTTCCTTCGTCAGTTTATGTAGTAGGGAGAGCATGGACACCCCGTAACGCTTGTACATAAACACTACAGACCCGATAGAGTTCTGCATTATCTTGGGCGAGGCCGCAGATGCGCTACCTCCATTGGTCATTTCAACCATATAAAAAGCTCTCTCGGCAGCTTGTTTATATTCAGCGTCACTGACAAGGCGATTAGCCTTAGCTGCTTCAACATCTAGCATATCTGCTTCAAGGTTGTACGCGGCGGTAAAAGCCACTTCGCGGTTAACACGTTCCCCGTGGTGCAGCATGAAGCCTGATGCGGCATTTATCTTTTCCATATACCCACCAGAACCGTCTATATCTAGCATGTCATAGGCTAAGGTGCGTTTGAACAAGCCTAGGTTCTCACCCACCTCTACCGCAAACCGCATACGTTTTTTTCGTGGGTCGGTTTCTTTTACCCAATCAGGATTGCTTACAGATCGATCTGCGGCGGTGCCAGTTACTTCCTGCGTTTCCATAATAGGGTTGCCATCTGCGTCAACTTTGTCGCCGTATACTTCGACCATACGCTTGCGCCCACTGTTATGAATAAGGCGCATGGCCTCACCTATGGCAGCAGTGGTTTGGTCATACCCGTACTTAGCTCCATACACAGGATATACTGTTAGCGGTATTTGCGACAGGTTAACTAAAGCACCGGATACGTTAAACCCTAGGGTCATATTAAACCCTATGTTAGTTAGTGCCTTGGACGCTTGGTTTCTGTTTGGCCCTGTACCTGTGTCTGCAAAGCTCACTAATACGTCGTACATATCGCGCATAGCAGGGGTCGTTTTGCCTTCTTTCCCTGCTTTCTCGTATGCTGCTGCCAACTCGGTCTTCACGGCCTCAAATTTGTTACCATACTTCATTTGTACGGATTGCCTACCTAACAGCGTTGCGCGTTTTGTGGTGGCCTTAATAGCATCTTCTATGTTACCTAGCGTACCCTTACGAGTGCGGAAAGATTGCATGTAAGAGGTCTCTGGTATGGTGTTAAGAACTAGCTCCCCAATTTCAGTTATAATTTTGTTAGTTTGTTCACGCTGTTCTTTGGTATCGTTAGGGCTGTTCTCACGTATCTGCTTAACTAACTGCCCTATAAACGATGAAGGGGGCGCGTTACTAAAGTTAACTGCAGATATAGATGCTGCTTCTGTAACGTCTATTTGCGCGTCTATCGCCGCTTCTATACTGGGTTGTTTTTGCTGACGAACTAATTGGTTTAAGCTGTCCATAAGGGTTTGATTGCTGCGAATACCCGCACGTACCTGCTCCTGCGCCTCAGACCACGCCCTGCTTCTAGCTGCTGAAGATGTGAAGGCTTCTGAGTAGCGTTCAAACTTACCTGTGATAGGGTCTACAGCGTTATAGTACAGCCACAAATCCCCGTCACGCTCCAGTGGAGTGTAGGGTTCGATAGTGCCCTTAGATGTTAACCTGTCATAAAAGCTCTTCATAACCTTAGCGCGTATAGCGCCATCAGGTATAACAATCGACAACCGTGCATCTGCTGCAGCTTTAATATCGTTACGCAGTCCGCGAAATAGATTACGCATAACAGCATATATTCTGGCGACATCAGGACTAGCGGCAACCAGTGCATCGTAGTCGGCTTTTACTCTGTAGTAATTAGCCATTTTTTCGGGGTCTTTGCCGTACGCTTTAAACGCAACGCCTCTTTCTAACACAGGATCAACTTCGCGGCGTGTGGCTTCGTTGACCATACGATTGAATTTATCGATAAGGTTTTTGTTAGTTTTGCCCCATTGTACCATAGGCAGCAGAGTATTTTTTAATTCATCTATCTGTCTGCCGTAGGCTCCGTTGGCCTCATTTATAGTATTATTTAGTTTTGCGCCTAGCTCACCGAAATATTTTTTAGATATATCAGCTAGGTAGTGCATAGGGGTACTTTGTAGGAGCATCTTATTTGCTCCGCCGAACAATCCAAGACTTACGTTCTTTGTCGCGTCTTCAAGGAATGCAAGATATTTTGCTTTGCCGTTAGCGTTGAATATAGGGCCATTAGTAAGCATAGTATTTAGGACATTATTAGCCTCTGCAGGGCTAGCCAAAGCTAAGGAACCCGCATCACGATACTGCGGTGCAGGGGCTAGCACGCCTTCAATTAAGTAATCTATCTCTGATAGAGCAGAGGTTACTGGTTTAGACTGCAGACCCTGCATACGCCGAATAAAGTTAGTAATAGCATTGTATATGCGTTGTAGAGCGGTCTTACCTTTGTATAGATCGCCCTTATACAATAGCTGTGCCAGCATATCTTGAAACTTAGGATTACTCAGAGCTTCAGATACAAACTCGTCTAAATTTGTAGCCCCATATTCAGTATTTATTAAGTCTTTTACATCGTTAAATACATTACGCAGTGCTAATGTAGACGCAGAGTTTTTAGCTAGCGAAGCTGATACCGCCGCATGTACCATCTCATGCAGGATAGTGTGCACGTTTCTGCCTGTCTTAGGGTTTATAGAAATAGTATTTGTCTTAGGATCAAACTGTCCTGCCGATGACACACCTTCCATATCTACAAGGTCTGGGACAAATACAATTTTAGTAGTACCTACTACATCTGCCAGTGTGTTAGCTAACTTAGCTAGGTTAGGGTAAATATGGCCTTGTGCAATAGCATGTAGTGTCTCCTTTAATTTACCGGAAGCTAGTAAACCCATAGCGGTGGGAGACATAGGGTTATCTAGCGCCGATACACTTTCAGAAGGTAGCGGCTTATATAGACCACTTTCTACACCTTGTGCTACAAATTCGTTAAACCTAGCTTCACCCTTAGCTCTTGCGGCATTGTCTGCTGCTATCTGCGCTCTTTCTGCTTTGGTTAGGGGAGAAACGGAGCGTACCTGCGGTGCTGAGCTTAAAGTAACATCTGACTCCGCATCTCGCCGCATGTTCCGTTTATCTTTTAATGCATCAGCTTCACGTTGTGCTTCAATATCATTGTATACCTTATCTATAGCGGCATCCGTATCTTGCTGCTGCATATCTCTATTAGGCGATACGTTTGCTTTTCTAAGGTTGGCTTCTGTTTCTTTTGTATTGCTTCTACGCCGCGCTGCATTTGCTGCATTTCTTTTCAGAAGCTCAAAATTTCTTTTTACAGCCACATAATAGGCGTATGTATCAGGGTCTAAAAACTCTTCCAGCCATTTTTGAGCTTTCTTTGCTACAGAATTATTTTTACCCTTAAAGTAATAAACTTCTTCGGGGGACATATTTTTCTGAACTTGAGAATTGGCAGTCGCCATTATTACATCGTGCGCTATACTATCTACAGCCAACCCCGGATTTAAAGCAGTTTGGAAATAACGTTTAGCGGCCTCGGCACCGCCTAACAATTCTGCCTCACCCCCAAATACCTTTTTCAATTTAGCAGGGCTAGATTCTAATAGCTCTATTATGTTCTGCTTATCAGTATCGTTTGTAGGGTCCATACGATTTATATTACCCAAACCCGTTACTGGATTTATCGTGTATGCAGCATTTATAAGGTAATTTAAATATTTCTCACTATCTACTTTAGAAGATTTTATTGCTAAAAACTTATCTACTATAATACTTTGAATACGGCTAATTAAAGGATTTTCTGGAGCCGCGGCCTCTTCCTCAACCGTAGTAGTTTCATCTTTTACAACAGCATTGCTACCGTCAGGATTAACTAGACTATCTAAATATTGTTGCGCTGCATTAGGTTTGTAAAGCTGCTCAACCACATTATTAGCTTCAGGCTCTACAACAGGCGCAGCCTCAACTACATCTTCAGCTTCAGGCTCTACAACAGGTTCAATTTCAGGATCAAGCTTAGGTATCATAGCCCCAATAATGTCGGCGTATGTAGCAGAGTCATCAGGTAGATCAAAACCGAGTGCCCTAGCCTCGGCTAAATCTTGAGGACTAGATACTTCCTGCATAAACTCAGCGGCTTTTAGTGCCCCACCTTTAGCTTCTGTATCGCCTATTTTGTCAGCCAAATATTCTTTAAATGTTCGTAAGCTCGTAGAGTCTGCAGAATCAACAGGAGCCTCTTTAGGTACAGTAGTTGTATCAAACTCATCAGGGTTAGTTATGCCTGTTAAATACGCAGTATCCACATTGGGTGTATTAGCTAAAACCGCGGCAGCTAGTTCAGATACCCTGTTTTTAGCTGCGTCTAAAGTAGAAATGGTCTCTTCAACGTTTGCTGTTGCAGTAGCTTCTGCGGCTTTATTCTCTGTACCCTGCGCGTCAGTTAATGTCTGTTTGGCTTTGTCAGCCTCTTCCTGCGCTTTTTTAGCATCTTCGTCAGCCACTTGCTTATCACGTTTAAGGGTAGAAGCAGCTTTTTTATCTAGCGCGGCTTGTTTAGCGGCTTCTTTAACCACCGCGGCATCAGCTTTAACCACCGCGGCGTCAGCGAGTTCAGCCGCAGTACGGGGTTTTTTACCTTTAATTTTGGAAAACATATCAAGCTGTGGTTCTACCGGTTTAACAGGTTTAACCTTAGCTGCAGGATTAGCTTTTTCGTACTCACGTTTAGCTTTATCTAACGGACTTTCTGCCTCCGCTAACGTTTTTTTATTGGCCTTACGTGCTTCAAAGGTCTCTTTATCTTGTCCCCGCAAGCTAGCCATAAGTGTTTCATATTCAGCTAGTTTTGCTTCATCTGTAGCATAGTCGGTTGTTATTCCTTTAGGTGTCTCGGGTTGAATAGGTTCATTTAACCCAAGCGTAACTTCTGCAGGGGGAGGGGGTGCAGCATTAGGGTCTGTGGGTTCAGGTCTAGGACCACGAATGCCACCAGCAACACCACCTACTCCAGTACCAAGCAATGTCCCTCCCACAAAAGCGTTCTTTAATTGGTCTATACCCTCTTCATCAAACACTTGATCCATAGGTGCACCAGACTGTAGGCGCTCCGCAGCGGCTTGGAATGTTTCAGTAAGACCTTCAGTTCCGCCACCCTTGAACGCCCCGCTAGCGATACGTTGCGCAAGTTTTTTACCTACCGCATTAGGGTTAATACCCATCGCAGCCATAGCTTTAAGACCTAGGCGTTCCGCTAACGCCTGAGCAACAGCAGTGCCGAGTGCGAGGCTTAGGTTAACGTCTGGAGAATTTTCACCCTTAATTACTTCTTGCGCTTCTAAATTCTTGCCTGCAAACTCAGGTACTAATCCTGCTGTGAAGCCTACACTTGCTCCAGCAACAGTACCTGCGCCGGGAATAACACTACCTGCGGCAGCGCCTACACCTGCTCCAACAAACGCATTTTTAAGTGATGAACCCGTACCACCTATTAGACCTCCTAAATACTCAAGCCCTGTATTAAGGTCTTCAACTTCTTGATAGCGGCCTATAGGACGTTGTGCCGTAGATTGTAAAATATTTTCTTCACCAAGTTCTTGTCTAGCTTCTTCACCGTACTCAGTGCCGTAATCAGCTAATGCAGCAATACCTGATTTTTGCCCCGTGGTTTCGAGTAATTCCCCAATAGCCTGATTACCACCTGCAATACCTCTACGATAAGCACGTCCAATAGCAGTGCCGTCATCCGGGGCGTCTATATTTTCTGCTCCGTATTTACCTTCAAGATCAGCTTTAACTGCAGCTTCTTGAGTGCGAATATATTCAGATATGCGCCCATATTCTTCGTCAGTAGGTATGTTACCTGCAATAATTATAGGGTAGCTTTTACCGCTGTACGGACCCGGAACCGATATTTGACCCATCTAGTATACCCTTATTAACTTAAATTTACTGGAATTCGTCCATTTGCTTCCGCTATACCTAGCCCGATCGACCCGTTTCCATTATAAAGATTATTAAGCTCGTTTTTTAACTGTTTAAGATGCAGGCCTAGCTTCGTTCGTTTTACAAGGTCTTCAGGCTTCGAACCAGTCAGCCGACTTAGTTGTGCGTTTGCGTCCTTTATCATATTTCGAACCACAGTTATACGATTTTGGTCAGTTACACCACCTGCACGGGGTTTGCCCGCTGCTATAGCCTCTCTGCTCTCTCTACCTAGTTGAGCTATACCTTCCCGAGAAGCGCGGTCTTCCGCTCTTTCACTTGTCCGTAGTTCCTGTGCACGTTTAACGGCCTGATCTTTTTTATACGTAGCCGTTGCCCCTAGTGCAGACTCTCCTACAGCAGATAAAATATTCGGGTTTGTACTAGCCATAAGACGCATGCCCATTTCGGCTAAAGCTAGCCACTTATCTTGGTCTTTGGTAGCGCTCTGTTGAGCTAAAATGTTTTTCATTGTAGATGCATACTCATCACCTGCGGGTTGTTTGGGAACCTCCGGTATACCGTTAGCGTTATCGTGGTGAAAGTATGTGCCTGCAGCTTTACCCGCTGCATATTCATCTTTTGATGTAAGGGGCGCATTAATCGTAGCAATTCCCTTAGCAAGTTCAATTGGATCAACAAATTCTGACGCTGACGCTCTATTGATAGCTGCGTCTGATGCAACGTCTGCTTTGTCGTCTAATTGTGAATATAACTTGGCACGTAGTTCGGGATTTAACAGGTTACCCGGAACACTATTTATCTCTCCAAGCTTATTTGTTATTATAGAACCCGTACTATCCCGAACATGTTCTCCTGAACCTGCTAATTTTTGACGTTCACCAATTTCTAGCGCATCCATAATGCTGTTAGCTTCTATCTCGTTAGCCGATATAGGTGCTGGAGCACCTGCATCTGCAGTATTCGTCTGCGCTAGCGCTAAATTATCAAGCATCCAGCCTTCAGCGTTTGGTCCAAGGGCAGCGCCCGTTATAGAACCAAGACCATAACCGCTTTCAAGAGGATCTACAATGAAACCGGCTGCATCTACTACATAGGGGCGAACTGCTGCAGGTATCTTCCCTAGATGTGTTTCAAATTTTTCTTCCCCGCCTGTTCTATCTACACCATCTTGCAAACGCTGTAGTATTTTTTGCGCGGAAATTAATGCGTTACCTGTAAGTTCGCCTGAGCTAATTCGTTCTGCTAACACTTTCATACGTTTAATACGTGTATCTTCATTAGGTATAAACGGACCGTCAGTATCTAGACTGTTTACCGCCGATCTACCCATAATTGCATCAAGAATGTCTTGGTATGGGGTCGCATTCTGAAATACTTCGTT